ATGATGCCATTCTTAAAACAAATGGGTCTTGGTACACTTATCTTGGGAGCTTTGGGTGTTGCTGTCCTGATGTTAATGGATAGGTTCGAGGGATTTGATAGATGGGTACAAAGATTCCTTTTAAACAATAAAACCTCTCCTGTTAATGCTGAAAGTACCAAAGAGTTAGGTGAACAACTAAAGACTGGACAAATTACTCAAGAGGAGTATGATAAACAATTTGCAGTATTAGAATCAGACCAACAAACACGAATTGAAGACGAAAAGGACAATGCCCTCGTTGAAGCCGCATCCGCAGGTGGCAATCTTCTGCAGGGTGGTGGAGTTTTAACTCAACAACTTGGTATGCAAGACGGTGGTACAGATACCCGACCACTTAAATCTGATGGTACGGCAGATAAAAGATTTAAAACAACCACCAAAGCAGCTGGTTTTGGTGGTAAAGCTATATCAGTTGCTGGTAATGTTGTTAAGAAAAGTAGTTATGCAGTGTCGGCCGTACTCACTCCTTTGGAGATATTTGCCAACCTAGATGAGACTAAGGATATGGAAGCCGTGTTGGCATTCAAGTTAGCCAACGGAGAGATAACACCTGAACAATCTACAGAATTTACTCAATATATAATCGACAAAAAGAGAGAAGACGTAGCAGTCCCAACTGCAGGACTGGTTGGTGGAATAGCCGCCACCGTTGCAGCAGGGTTCTTTTTAGCATCTAACCCAGTAGGTTGGGTTACAGCTGGAGTCATGCTTGCTTCCGCTGCCACAGGAGCTGTTGTTGCCAGTGGTGCCACTGATTACCTCATGGGTGACTCTGATGAAAAACTCAAAGACATAACTGGAGTTGACAAAGGTATAATGAGTTATGTTACTGGTAAAGAATCCCAAGTATTAGCAGACATGCAGATTGATAGAGATGATGCAAAAGCAGAAAGAGCTAATATTGACGCAAAGCAATTAAGTAATACAACTCTTGCAGAAGGTTTTACAGACCCTACACCCGAGACTGGATTGACTATGGAAGATGTTGTGTCCATGGTTAATGAAAGAAATCTTCCTGCTGGTGATACTAATGCAATTGCAGATTTAATAAAAGCTATGGGTGTACAGGGTGCATCAAATATTACAAACCTTGCTACTGCAACAAACACAACCATATTGGCTAATAATACTGGTCAATCAAGTGTTAACGATAGAGCTCTATTCAATAGTGGTGACTCACAGTTCCATCGATAGAGGTTCTTTGAACTTATCTTTCCTAGTGTACTTGGTTCGGTCTTTTACGACTTGATGTTTGAATGGTGAGTCCTTAGCAAATAAGACTTTACCAAACCGAGACTTCGGTCTTTGAGGGGTACTTGTCTTTTTCATGTCTAATTCCTATTCTATCGTTGCAATCCTGTTGGTCTTCTAACAGACTTAGATGCACGAATTCTATTTAACTCGTTTCTACGTTTTTGTTTTTGGTTCTTCTCATTCTTAATGAATGATGGTTTCAAGAAATACCTTCTTTCTCTTACCTCTTCTACAATACCTTTCCTCTCACAATATTTTTTAAATTGTCTGAGCATAATATCGAAGGGAACTTCAGTATTTTTGAAGTCTCTTTTTGGTCTATTCTTGTTATCGTATTTCATGTATTTCCTATTAATAAAAGTGTTAAGTCGCCCCACGCTTTACAGCATTCCCGCTCCTAACCGATTAACCCGCAATGTTTGCTGTTAACCTTTCCCTTACTAAGTACCCCCACTCTTCTAAGAAGAGTAAATCCACGGTCTTAGTGTATGGTCTCACTTTCACAGTATATCATTAATATAATGAGACCATCCCAACTAAGAACTCTAATTAACTTTCGTTAGCTAGGTTCTTAAAGTAATCCATCGCATCATCTTCTTCCACTTGTGGAGTTGACTCAGCTGATGAGATTACAGGTTCCGCTGCAACTGTATCAGTGTTTACATTAGACCATGGAACTTCGTCCAAGTCTTCTGCAATACTTTCTGCAGTTGAAGTAGTACCAGCACTTCCAAGTACTCTTTGAAGTTTCTCTTTGAGTTCTTCATAAGTCTTGAATTCACTTGGTGCAATAATACCCGATAATGAATGTAGTTGTGTATATATACCACTCAACTTATTTTCGTCATCAAATAATGGTGCAGTATCAGAAAATTCTGATTTATCATAATTCCAGTAACCATCAACCTTACGGATTTTGATTTTGAAATTAGCACCTTCTCCTCTCAAGTCAAAAGGATTAATTGCTTTCTCATCTTCAAATGCAGGTGAGATTGCTTCCTTAAGAGCTTCAAAGATTTTTTTACCAAATCTATACTTAAACACTTTACCTTCGTTAGCAGGATTTTTAGGGTCTGATACAACATAGACATTAGAAACATAGTGCAGTCTGCGTTTTTGTTTCCTAGCAATATCTTTGTTTGCCTCAATACCTGTATTCCATAACTGAGTATTGTACTCTGACACAGGGTCTTGTTTATTGATTGTCGTTAAAGACTTCTCAATATACCATCCGCCTGGGCCTTGGAATCCGTGGTCAAAGTATGATACCCATGGCATCTCTTCTCCCTCGGGGGTTGGTAAGAATCTTACTACTGCGTAACCATTACCAGTTTTATCTAGTTCGGGTTTCCACATAGTATCATCACTAAAGGATTTTTGTTTTCCACCATCTGCTGGTGAAGCTGTTTCCATTGCAGCTCTTAGTTTATCTAAACTACTTGACATTGTATTCTCCTATTGTATTACAATTTTATTAACAATTTTATTAACAATTATATTAAAGATTTAAGGCCTTGACCTAAAATCCATTCTTCACTATTTTCATAATAAGATAGTTCATTATACTTTACCTCGTCACTTTCGTCAAGAGGGTTTTGCCAGTATACTGAACCTTTTCCATAGTACCATTCTAGTAGTGCTATGAACTGACTCCTTTGTGCATTAAGCACTTGTGAGTCGGTATTGTATTTATGCAAATAGTTTTCACTTCCTGCATAAATATTTTCAAAGTTGTCACTTTCCAATGCATCAAACCCAACCATATTAATAGTTGTGTAATCATTAATCATTGCATAACCTAGTGCAGACATCCCTGTAAACAGGTTTCTCAGCATCGGGTCATTGTAAGTGACAATTAATTCGGGTCGTATTAGACCCAAAAAATCTGTAGATTCTCCATCACCTTGTATCATAAAGTGTGTGTCATCTTGTTTGTTGGTAACGATTACTTCGTGTGAATACTCAAATCCAGGCTTCATAATCTCCATCATTTCAATCGGTAGGGGTTCTATATCTGCAAATGCAACTAGGTTTCCTCTATAGTAATCAGACTCAACCAGTTCTTTTTGCATAGGCATATCAACTGCAAAGACGATATCACATGCACTAGTGTCTCTATAGATTGCGTTACAGCCCCACACTTCGTGTTTGATTGCATCCAAGTCTACCGATAATCTACTTGGGCCGTTCCCTACGATTGTTACTTCTGACATAATTCCATTAATTCTTTTTTATACTTGACCAAATCTACAGAGATGAAACTCTTGTATTTACTAAGTCTAAGTTGCACATCGGGATATACATACTTCTCTTCGATCAATCTATCCCAGTCTTTACTGAATCCTATAATCTCATCCATGATACAAATCGTTTCGATTGATATCTTACGAGCAAGGAAGTGTTTCAGTAATAGAGGGTGTTGACCTTCCTTTACTTCTAACAATTTGTTTATTGTTTTCTTCTGCAACATATCAGACACTTCTGTCTTAAACATATATGAAAGTTTCTGTTGCCTTCCCTTCCATTCTTTGAACCTTTTGTTACACTCGTCATCTAACAAATCTCCAGCCCAATAATCTTTATGGGACAAGTTTGCTATGTAAAAGCTTTGTAGTTCTTGTTTGTGGGTTTTGAACAACTTACCGAATTGGTATTTGTCCTTGCGTTTCAAGAAGGAGTTGATGTCTGACTTTACCTTTCCGTTATACTTAACGAAGTCGTATCCCTTGGAATGAAAGTGTAACTTTATCCCAAGGTATAATGTGTAGGCATCGTATCCTTCTCTACTCGTCATTAAGTAATAATCTTCTTCTCTGCTGGTACTTCAATTTTAGGTGCATCTTTCTCACCAGTCGCAATCAAGAATGCATCTACCACTCTCTCATTTGAGGGTACACAAAACACGATGTTCTGAAACACTACACTTGTAGGATTCTCTTCACCTGTTGCAGCGATTCCTTTTGCAAATCCCATCTCACCATTCTCGGGATTTCTAATAATCATTCTTGGATTTTCTAATTCTGTAACTGTATCCACTGATACTAATTTACCAACATACTCACCACTTTGTGTAACTACTGTTACGATATTTCCTTTTTCCATAATTTACTCCTATTTGAAAAATTGTTCTAGAGACTCTTCTCTATTTTTTAT